CAATTGAGCATCCATAATTTCTTTGGCTAATGAAACTTTCTCCTTCATTAATGCAATCCTTTCTTGATCATATATAATAGATGGGGTAGTTAGTGAAAGTTCAAAATTAGTTAATGTTTCGCCTCTGTATCCTTGAGTGTATAAATGTACTAATGCTATTTTTTGCAATTCAGACAATATAATGCGTTGTAGTCTATCAATTGTGCGAGCAAATCGAATGTCCTCAGCAGCTAATGTTGCTTTACCTGACAAATCTTTCTCATACCCCATAAAAGCTTTAGGAACTTTAAGAGCAGCAAACAATTTATCTCTTAAGTAAACTACATCTTCCATTCCTGTGTAGTCTAAACCTTTAGTAGTTTCTATTTTTGTTGATGTGTCATTTCCTCTAATTGGAATGTAAAAATCTTCCAACATGTTTTGCATGTTGTATTTTAAGTTATATTCACCTGTATTTTGATCAATGTAAGGAGTTTTTTTCATTGTGCTAATTGTCTTCTTCATAAAGTTTTCTACTTCATTAGGAGGAATAGCACCAACATTAATGTAAAAAATACGTTTTTCAGGAGCTCTAGATATTCTATGAATTAACATAGCATCTTCCATCAATGAATATTGCTTGAATAATTTACGAGCAGGTTCAATGTATGAACGACCATAAGGTAAATAATTTACATCTGTTAGTAATCTAAAATGAGATATTTCATAGTTGTCAAAATATATTCCTGCTGCATCTTTATTTGTTTGATTTGGAGCAGAATATGTTCCTCCATTAGCATAACCATCCATGTTAAATTTAAATCTTATTGCTGATGGATTTTCTGTGTCATATCCTTCTTGACGTTCAATGTGATAGGCATTATATGGTATGATATTGTACACCCCAAATTTTTCAGAAATTTCTAATTTTAAAAAGAAATCTCCATATTTACACATTTGTCTAACCCAAGACCATAAGTTAAATTCAATGTTTAAAACATCATAAAATAAATTGTACAATATTTTTTGAACATCTTCATCTGAACTGCGAATTTGCAACACTTCACCCATTTCACTTTTTAAAGAACATTCATCAGACACAATGTCTAAAGCAGAGGCAATGATAGCATCTGTGTCCATAACATCATAGTCTGAGTATAATTGAGTTCTTAAATATTGATAGTTGGCGTTTAGTTGTTGTCCAAAAAGTGAAGTGCTGCTGTTGGATGAGTAAATTCTATTGTATCTATCAATTAAAGAATTTGTTTCATATTTTCCACTTCTTTGAATTGAGTCAATGTCAATTACTTTAATTTGATTGCCACCTTCATTACGTATGATAACATCCGTTGAAAATAGTCTTTTTAGTCTGGTAAATACACTGGTGTCTGCCATAGTTTTTGTTTTTATTTAGTCAAGTAACCAACTAATGTCTTCATTTTCTCCCTTTACTTTAAAAGCATATGGATTATCTACTCCCGAAGCAAAATATGCTCCTTGATAGTCAGCTGGTCTTTGAATGCTGTTTAATGTTGCTTTAGTTAATTCTATTCCTTGTTGTTTATATTTTAATGCTGTGTCTCTAACAAACATAGCAATGTTAAAAGACATAATTAAATCATCATTGTATCCTGATTGTGCTTCTGCTCTTCCATTTTTCCAAATGAATATTTTCATTTCTTCTATTAAACGTTTTGAACGAATAATGACACTATGATCTCCTAAATATTCTCTTCCTTTGTTAATGGCTAAAGGACGTGTTCTTAAAGACATTGTAAAACCAGGAATCATGTTGGCATTATTTTCATATTTAGTAAAATATGAATCAGCTGTTATAACATCACTTTTAGGTGAAAAATATAAATTTCTATATTCTCTTTCTTGAATTGCGTCTAATGTAGCCCAGCCTATGTTGTTATTTTCTACCACCAACAATGCTTCATTGTATTCTGTAGCAATGCCTACCAACATGTAACCAAATTCTTTTGGTGACAATTGACTTTTATATTCAGCTACTTGAGCATTTGTTTCTAAGTCAAATATGTGAAAGGCTGAATAGTCTTTTCCATCTCCCCTAGCCACATCTGCTACCACCATGTAATTTCTTGAATAGTCTGGAGATTCCCATATCCATAAATTTTTATCTACTCCTCTCCTTTCCATAGGTTCTACCACATGAGTGGCTAAGTAATATTCTAAATGTTCAGGATAAAAAACAATGTCTCCAGATGTAGAAAAGTCACAGTCACACTCTTGTGCTGCTAGTCTAGGATCTCCTAATTCAACATCTTGTTTGTCTCTCCAAGCTTGATCTCGTTCAGGATGAACATACCAAGGCAATTTAATTGGTAAAAAGCTGTCATTTTCATTAGATTCTGCTCTAACCCAAGTTTTATGAAACCAATTGCCTGTGCCAAATGGAGTTGACAATACAATTGCTCCTCCACCTGTTGCTAAGGTTTGTTGTGCTGAAGCCCAAATTGGTTCTATATTTTCAATAAAGGCTGCCTCATCTATAATTAGTAAAGACACAGCTTCAGATCGACCAGCGTCACTTGCTGCTGAAGTTGCTTTAATTTGAGAGCCGTTGTTTAATTTTAAAGTTAACTTGTTGTTTTCATCTGCTGGTATTTTAAGCCAAGAAGGTAAATTGTCAAACATAAACTTTGTTTTAGTTACCATGTTTTTAGCTGTGTCTTGCTTGGTAGCTATACATAAAATGTTTTTGTCTTTGTGAAAAAGCATTAGCCATAGAGAATATCCTGCTGCTAATGTTGAAATGCCTAACTGTCTAGATTTTAAAACTATTGAAAATTGGTTATTTTGCCATAAATTTAGCACTTTAGATTGAAATGGATATAAATTGAAAATAATACGTCCACGTTGAGGATGTTGAATGTTACAGTACTTGCGCATGAAGTGGGAAGGATCCTGCACACATTTAATGTATTCTTCTCTTATTATTTCTTTTAAATCTGACATTTATTTTTACTTACTTTCCGGTATATAAGATAGGAGTGTTTGGAGCTATCAAATCATAATTTCTAAAACCCGCCTCAAATTGAGACAGTTTTATGTTTATAAGATTTTGAATTTTTTCTTTTTTTATTAACATATATAAGTCATCATACATGTCTTGGACTTCTGGAAGAGTAGCTCCTGATTTTTTATCATAAACAGTTTCAATTCCGGTTACATTATTTATAATAATTCCATCTTCACTTTCGGTTTGCATAATTAAACTGTTCCCAGTCCACGGTTTTTTCCATGTATCATTTGGTAATTTAATTTGAATACTCAAAAATGGAGAATTTTCTTTATATAAACCATCAAATGATGCTCTAATATCTTTTGGTGAAATTTCTAATTGTTGAGCTACGGTATTGATTAATGGCTTTAAAAATTCACTAGTAATATTATCATATAATTTAATTTGATCAGGACGACGTTTTAATTTCTTAGGATCTTCTGTTTTATCATAAAAAAAAGGATATACTTCAGCCTTAACAGATGATGCAGAGGTGGGCATATTTTGTAATGTTGTAGGTTCAGGAATATTTTTTTCACCTTTAGAATACTTATCTAAGTATTCATTTTCCTCAGGTGTTAATGAATCTTTACCTTGAGATGATATTTTATCTAAAATTTTATCTATAGTTTCGTTTTCTTTTAATACCTTAGAAATTTCTTCTTTAATAATTTGTATTAGTTTTAATTTTTTCATAATTTTATTTTTTACCTATTTTCCAATAGACTCTTAAACTTATATTTGGTTGAAAATTTCCATCAATGCCTACTCCTAATCCATAAACACTTTTCTTTTTAGTTCTCAATAGTAATTCAGGTCCAAAGTAATTTATACCTGTGTTGCTTCCTACTAATCCTATACCTGTGTAAAACTCATTTTTATTTTTAATAACTGTGTTGTTTATAGTCACTGTAGGAAATTTTATAGTGTATTTTATGTTTCTAGACAGCAGTTTATTTTTAAATATTATGTCATTTATGTAAAGACTTAATGTGTCATTTTTAAGTGAATCATTGTAAACATATTTTGAATTGTAGTCATTTACAACAAATACTGTGTCTATTGTTGATGTTACATCATGAATGTATTTTATTTTAGTTGTGTATTTTGGAATGTATGTTGCAACTTCTTTAGTAACAGTATGATAAACAGTGTCTATTGTTGTTATAGTATCATTGTTAGGGGATGTGGTGGTATTTTTACCACCTCCACATTTTTGCAATAAAATTACAATAACCAATATGACAATGATTATGAAATAAAATTTGTTTTTATTTTCAGACCAGTTCATTTTTTTATTAATTAAAGACGTTTAAGTATAGCGTCTTTTTCAGAAGTTGAAAAACCATTATCTTTATTGTTTATAAAAGATTTTAAAGCTGCTATTTTCTTTACTTTTTCATCTCCTTTTAACTTCTTTATTTTTCCTATAATTGTGTCAACTAATTCTTTATTTTTATTTTTCTTAATGATTTTTTCATCAGATTTTTTAGTTTCTTTGTCGTCAACTTTTTTAGCTCCTTTATATGCTTTATTGTCTTCATCTTCATCACTGTCAGTTGGTTCTTTTTCTTCCTCTTCTTTATCTTCATCATCTGTGTCAGTTATAAAGAAATCTGATTCTGGAGTTGTAGTTTCTGGCTCTTCTACTTCAGGTTCTTCCACTTCTGGTTCACCTGTAATTCTAGTTGAAGCTATAGCTCCTATACTTTTAAGTTCTTGAATTAGAGGATTTATGTTTGCAGATGCTTTTTTTCCTACTTTTTCAGTTAATGATTTAATTGATATGCCTTCTTCTCCTGCTTCTTCTACTGCGTTCAATAATTCACCAATCCAACTGTTTGCATATAAGTTTTTAGCTGCTGTAAATTTGTCTTGGTTGTCTACTTTAAGATTGTTGGCTTTACGGGCTTCTTCTAGATCTGATTCGTTTGTAGATGTTTTTGTAGCTAATGCTGCTGTTGCTGCTGATAATTTTTCTTTATCTACAGCTATAACTGCTGTAATTTGTGCTTTTTCTAGTGGATCTTTTACTGTTGATAATTTTTTAGTAGCATCAGCTAATTTTTGTTTAGCTAATTGTAAAGTTAATCTATTAGCGTTCATCTCTACTGGTGACAATTCACTTATAATTTCTTCGCGGATGTAATCGTATAGTTCTTTACGTTTCATGTTAAATTTTTGTTATAAATATTACAAGTTTAGATAAAACTTAATCTGTTTCAGTCTATCTTCATTAGAACCAGATATAATTCCAAAGTTGGTAATTTTGTCTAAATTAGATGAACATAAATGTTTGATAGTTTGGTCAATTTGGTTTCGATAGTCAACATCTATTGTACGTACACCATTGTCTTCAATGTTTATTCCAGCAGGACTGACATAAAATATCCAATCATATTCTTCAACAAAGCGTGAGGCATAATATTCAAATGCCAATTTATCCGTTTTATCAATGGAATTAGCGTTAAGCGTAAAAGCTATCACATCTATGATAGTACGGTCAGTTATAACGTTTTTTGCAATTAATTCGCTGCATCTTTCAGCCAAAAATATTGTTTGTCCTTTTAATGTACTGTCAGTGTTTAAAGGAATGCCTAAGTCACGTAGGTATTTGCTACGTTCAGTAGCAAATGTATATTCTTTAAATTCTGGCAATTTTGACAATTCATTTACTAATGTTGTTTTACCAACACTAACTGTGCCTGTGAAACCTATTTTCATAATTATCTTATTTTACCTGCTCCACTTTTATACCATGGAAGACCTACTCCGTCTTTTTTAGCTTTTTTATGTCCATCTTTAGAATATTGAATGCCATTTAAGTAAAATTCTTCTTTACCATTTGGATGAATCAATGCTGGACCTTCTGAATTGTGCAACTTGTTGTCTTTGATGTAACGTATTGTTCCATCAGGTGATTTAACACATTTTGTTTGAACTGCAGTTGTCATATATTTTGAGTATTTGACTTAATATATGATTAACTTTTTAAAAAGCCAAAGAATTTTTACGCCTCTTGTATGTAAAGCATAAAATCTTCTATAATTACTTTTCGTTCAGGTGTGGAGTTGATAAGTGCCTCTTTAAGAACAATAGACATGTCTTTTTTTGACTCAACAATAAGTTGTTTAAGAGAATTTAAAGTTGATTCAGTTAAAACTAAATCTTTTTCTCCATAGTAATCTTCTACATCATTTAAATATAAAGTGATGTATTCGTTTAATTTATTTTGTGATACACTCATGTATAAATTGTTTAATGCGTTTAAATGCTTCAGTAATTTTACTTATTTGACTGTTTAACCATTGTAGTCGTTCTCCCATTCTTTTACCTTCCATTGGTGTTTCAATGTTGGCGATGTATTCTTTAAATGGTTTCATGTATTCTCCACCTGTTAAAAATATAAATTGGTCGTTTTCTAAGTTGAGTTTGTTACTTTTCATTTGTTTGATTGTCTCTTCTGCCCATGCTTTTTTATCATCTTTAGGCATTTCCTTAAGTGTCTTATCATATGGTTCTAACACTTTAGTCATTGGCACTAAATGGTGTTTGGCAGATAAAATAAACATCTTGTCTGGTTTGAGAGATTTACCATATTCCAATGTTTTTTTAAACATAGGAGAAGCTGAGTATAAATCTTGTGCTTGTGAAGGCTTATCTAATTTAGACTTAGTACAACTTAAAAGTACGATTTTAGCCATTAATTTTGTTATAAATATTACAAAGAATGAATAGATTTAATAATACTTGTTTTAAATAAATGGTTTAAATGAGTTGTTAAACAATCACACATGATTTGATTTTGTGTTGGGTAAACTTTACTCATTTCTTGAATAAATACTTCATAAGTATTCCATTTACTTAACACAGATTTTATTTTACTATTAGTTGTGAAAATTTCTTTATGTATTAAATGGTAATTTATATTTGATGATTTCTTTTTAAGAGAATCAAATATTTTAACCAAAAACAAAACATATGGTTTAGATGATTTAAAATCACAATTTGCAATAATTTCTCTTGCAATATTCCAGTTACTATTGTCAGTGCTAGCTAACATACCATACAATGTTTGAAACATTTCTAAATCAATGACTGTGTCTTTGTTAGCTGCTGCATTTATGCTGTCATCAAATACTATGTCTAATTTATTTTTTTCTACTAAATCAAACATGTTGTAGAAAAATTCTAAATGATCACATGCCTTTTTACTGCCATGTGATTTGCTAATCAATTCACCTGTAGTTGATGGATAATTTAATAAAACAGAAAATGCTTTATTATGTTTTACAGCATCTGTAAGATTTTCTTCTGACATAATAAATGATGATGGATAAAAATTTCCGTTTATTTTGTCTTTTTTAGTCAAATGATATGAAGGTGTTTTTAATATATTCTCATGGTCTCCTCTACTTTTATCAATAAATGAAGAAAAATCTTTAGCTATAACATCATATGGTATTGTGTAATATTTTTTTGTTCCTTCCTTTAATATTATTGAGAAGTATGCTTCTTTAATGAAATCATTACTTATAATTAAAGTGTCTAATTTTTCAGTTTTTCTTGCTGTTTCTATGTTTAACTTATTTTCTTCAATGTAATTTTTCAACTTA